CTTTGATAAGATAGACTTCTCAGTACGTACCCAAGATAAGCAGAACCGGTGTATAATGATTATGAACCCTACTACGAAAGAGCATTGGATATACCAACGCTTCTTTCAGAATATGGGAGTGCCTGAATCATACAACGGATCAGAGAAAAACGTCACTTATATACACACTGACTACAGAGATAATGCAGAGAACCTTTCTCCTTCTTTCTTAGAGCAGATTAGAGAAATGAAGCTAAAGCGTCCGGATAAGTATCAGCACGCTATCCTTGGAGGATGGCTAAGCAAAGCAGAAGGGGTAGTGTATAAGAATTGGAGAGTAGGAGACTATGAGCATAAGGATGTTAGCTGTTGGGGGCTTGACCCTGGATTTGCTCAGGATATCACAGCCTTGGTGCAAGTAAGTATAGACAATGATGCTAAGAAGATGTGGGTCAGAGAAGGCTTTGGACAGAAGGCGCTGACTACTTCACAGATGGCCAGTAAGTGCAGACAGTACTGCGGTATAGACTTAATCATATGCGATAGTAGTGAGCCAAGGCTCATCACAGAGCTGAAGGCTCAGGACATTAATATAAGACCTACCATAAAGAAGAAGGGTAGTATCTTATCCGGTATTGCATTGGTGCAGGACTATGAGATTATAGTAGATCGCAATAGTAATGGCATTATAAGAGAATTAAACAACTATATTTGGCAAGAGCGTAATGCTAAGCCTATAGACAACTATAACCACTTTATGGATGCTATGAGATATGCAGTGCAGTTCTTAATCCAAGGTAAATCATTAGGAAGATATGTCATCAGATAACGAAGATAAGTACTACAGCCCGGAAGATATCCAGGACGTGATTAACGAACTCCAAGACCTATTGGAGGACTTAATATTGCACGAGTATGATTATATGACTGAAGAAGGCCAACGCTCCATAGAGCGTATGGCCGATCTTCTTAATATAGAGATAGAAGATGAGTAACGAAGAGATTATCTGCTTAGCAATGGAGAATAAATATTACTTGGAGCAGTCAATGATTGTTGGAGAGGTAATGTTTTGTTTACTTTTAGTTTTGCTTTTGGAGGTTGCTCTGATGGTTCGTCACGCTCTTTAACATAGTATCCCCTAAAATATTTCCTCTTTAACATAGTACCCCCCGCCACCCTTCCTCTTTAACATAGTATCCCCCCTCTTTAACATAGTATCCCCCTCCGGATCACTAAAATTTCGTTAACAAAACTTTAACACCTCTGTCAGCCCAGTGTTTACGCGGGTTGCGAGAGATTGCCTATATTTTCCACTAATTTTGCTTGCCAGTGTCGGCGGCATTGCTTATTTCGCGCGTCCGCGGGTATCATTATTAAGGCCGGGCCAATTTAGGCCCCGGGCCTTTTTTGTGTTTTTGTGTAAATTTTCGTTTTTGACTTTATTGCAGGGATCAATTGAAAATGTTAAAATTTTGTTAAAATGTGCATTTTTGTTTTTTTATGTGAATTTGTGCAGTATGTTTACACCATAATTAAAAACTAAAACAAATGAAAACTATTAAACAAAACTTCGCTCAAGTAATTACATTAACAATTTTTGCGGCCTTAGGCGTTTCGGTCCTGGTTCATACAATTGTTAACGGTATTACCTGGTAATTAACACGGCCGCTTATTTGAGCGGCCTTTTTTATTCTCTTAAATTACTTTATTATGAAAAAATTTATTTACCCGCTTGAAAGCGGATCCGCTGAAATTATTGTTAAACTTAAAAAAGGTAATATAAAAGTTTACCACGCCGAAACCGGCGAATTATTACACAAAAGGCCGGCACGCCGCGGGGATTGGGTCGAGCTTTGGAAAGAATTAAGCCGGGCCGATCGCACCGGCGTCAATGTTTTGAGCCGCTTAAATTTTAGCGGATCAAAAGAATTCAGTTTACAAATTTGCACCGGTATTTTATTTGCTGCCGGTATTGCAGTTTGTTTTTATTTCTTAAGCATTTTAATCTACGTATTTTCTTAAACTTACTACAATGAGCAAAGCAAATCAATTCAAGCATAATTTAAACAAAGCAAAGCGCCAGGCTAAAAACGAGCGCGCACAAATCAAAGATAGTACCGAAGCTCTTCGCGATCTCTTCGCTGACTTTGGTAATATCTATGTTGTAAAACCTAAAAACTAAGAAATGTATACTATCCCAAAGAAACTACTAAGCCCGGGCGCAACAAACGCAAAGACGGCTAAAAATAGCCTAAAAACGTTTATACTATACTTAGCACCAGCCCGGCAAAATGACAAAGGCGTTAACCTATGCCCAAAGGCAGCGGGCTGCGAAGCCGCGTGCCTTTATACGGCCGGACGCGGCAAGTTTTCGAACGTACAAAAGGCCCGTATAAATAAGTCCAATTATTTCGTCTACAATAAGCCCGGCTTTATTAACCAGCTTGCAAGCGAACTAATAAAGATTAATATTAAAGCTCAAAAGGACGGCGAACAAATTGCCGTCCGTCTTAACGGCACCAGTGATATTGACTTTATTTATTTGCTTAAGAAATACGCGGGGCTTGATCCCTTTAGCCTTAAAAGCTTAGTTTATTATGACTATACAAAGATCCCCGGCAAAGTAAAAAAGTATATTAACGAACCCCAGTATAGTTTAACCTTTAGCCGGGATGAAACGAACGAAAAGGAAGCGCGCGAGCTTTTAAAGCTCGGCGCAAATATATCGGTAGTAATTAACGGGCCGGCCCCGTTTAACTACTTAGGCGCGCCCGTAGTAGACGGGGACAAATCGGACATAGTTATGTTGTATAATACCGGGGCCGTTTTAGCTCTAAAGGCCAAAGGCGATGCAAAAAAGGATCGAACCGGTTTTGTAGTACACACGAACGAAATAAAGCCGGCCCGGTTTACCTATGCGCAATTCCTGGAAATTGAGGCACAACAAAAGACCGGCCGTTCTTTGGATCAATTAAGCCCGAACGAATATACGGCCCTACAAAACGAACGTTTTTTAAACCAATTAAGATAAACCAGCTATGACTTATTTCAACCCAATTAAGACCTTAAGAGACATAGACCCGAACCAATTAACCAGCGCGCAAGCTTTGCGGATCTTTACAACTAAAAAACAATTTGCCGTTATTGCCTTTGGTAAATTACACTTGACTAATGACGCTAAGAGGCTCGTAATGGATCGATATAGGATCGATGAAGCGATCGACATATCTATATATGACTTGACCAAATAAAGTCCTTTAAACAGCTTTAAAACGGCCCCAAATTAGGGGCCTTTTTTTGTGCCTGTTTTTTTGTACGGGTATTGAAAACCAGTAAACCAGGGTAAAGGAAATGTAACAAACCCTTATTAATTCTCTAAGCTACTTTGCAATACATAGTACTATACCTGACGGGCTTAAGCTTATGCCTTTGCGATCGTCTAAGCTTGCCGGATATGCGGGCCGGGCTTACTGGTTGACGTAAATTGCGGTAAATCTAATGTTTGGTGTGTTACGTTATCCATTTCAATGAATTCAACGTAAAATGTAAGGAATTGCGGTAAATACAATCTTAGGTATGTTACGTTACTCAATTCAATGAATTCAATCGGTTTAGCAATCGTCACTCCACCCTTTATAGGGGTGGGTGACAGACAGTCGGTAAGACAATAAGATAGTAAGTACGTATATGACTGATGGAGATATGCGCCCCCTACAAACCTTAAATAAAATAGAAATGCTGGTCAGTCTGTATGTTGGTGGGCGCGTACAAAGGTTTGGAAAGAGTGCCAACGCAGTTACTGAGCAGTCTTAGGGTATCTGAACCAACGCCCGTAGTTGACGAAGTTTGGAGGTTTATACTGATCCTCTTCAGTTGTATACTAAGATAACTAAATAGTATGTAATCTGTTCATAGATTTTTCTTATACCATTATCATAAATATTTATGTTATTCCTATTATAATCTATAAGTAAAAATAGGTATTATGGTTACAATATGTAAGCAATTTCTTATCTTGGTACAAAATCTGTAAATTAAGTTATCTATATAGTATGGGAAAAAAGATACAACTTGAATTAGCTATTCCTCAGAGCTTATCTGACATTAAGCTTGAGCAGTACCAAAAGTATGTTAAGATTCTTGATGGTGTTGACAAGGAGTCTGAGGAGGCTGCTGACTTTATCAACCTTAAGGCTCTTGAGATTTTCTGTGGTATGCAACTAAAAGATAGTTACAAGCTACCGATGTCTTCTTTTACGGGAGTATTGGAGGTTGTTGCTAATGCACTACAAGAACCTACACCGCTTGTGAAGCGGTTTTGGTTCAGAGGTTCCAATGGAGTTGAGGTCGAGTTTGGATTCATACCTGACCTTAAAAACTTATCCTTTGGGGAGTATATCGACTTGGACAGGTACATAAGTGACTGGCCGCAGATGCATAAGGCGATGGCGATCTTATTTAGACCGATTACTTCTAAGAAGGGAGAGTTTTATGAGATAGAGGAGTATGAGGGCAGTGATAAGTATGCGGGCCATATGTTGCATATGCCTGCTAATGTTGCTTTAGGCGCATTGGTTTTTTTTTATCGTTTAGGGATGAAATTATCGAAACATACGATGAACTCTTCACTAAAAGCAATGACGGAGGAACAACGATTGGAAGTAGAGAAGAGGTTTTCGGAAATAAATGGGGTTGGTATCAATCAATTTATGCACTCGCTGGAGGAGATGTCACAAAGTTTGACCAAGTTACCCGGGAGCTTCTCACAAAGTGTTTAGTATGGCTAACCTTTGAGAAGGAGAAGAATCAATTAGAAGAGAAAAGAATAAAAGACGCATATAACAGAAACAGATGACAAGTATATACGACATCATAGAACAAATAAAGGGATTCCTTAGGAATCACCCAATAGTCAACTATGTGACTTATGGGGATATTACACAGGTGGACTTGAATAAGACCACTATGTTTCCATTAAGCCACTTCTTTGTAAGAAATGTAAGTATGACTGAACACACCTTGCGTGTGACAGTCTCTTTATTGTTCTTAGATATTGTAGACTACACAAAGGACTTTAATGCGGATGACTTAGGAGATCGTCAAGATGCAAGTAATCTGATTGATGTTTACAATACTCAGTTGCAGATTGCCAACGCCTTAGTCTCAGACTTACGGCGTGGCGATTTATACCGGGACAAGTATCAGTTAGTGGGTAATCCACTATGTGAGCCGTTTAAGGACAGATTTGAGAATGAGCTTGCGGGTTGGAGTTTGGAAGTTACTATAGATATCCCTAATAACATCTCTGTATGTTAGAGGCTCAGTTGCAGGCGTTATTTGAGCTGTATGGCGAGAAGATGGTGCAAGATATGCGCACCAAGATGGCTGAAGATGGTTCTACAGCCAGCGGTCAAGGTAGTGTCAGCTTAGAGGCTATCTCTCAAGGGGGAAGTCTTACTATTATTGGTAATGACTATATAGAGCAGATTAGTGAAGGCAGAAGACCAGGGCCGATTGATGATGCGGGAGTAAAAAGAATACAAGAGTGGGTTAAGATTAAGGGGCTGTCTCCTAATAAACCCAATATTAGATATAAAGATCTTGCTTACTTAGTTGCAAGAAAGGTCAGAACAACCGGTTTTGTAGGAACCGGGTTGTTCCAATACGTAATAGAGAAGAATATAGTACCTCTTAGTGAAGATGTGGCTGATGTAGTATTAGAGGTTGTAGGAGAGCAGTTAGATCAAACCATAAGAGCTAATTTCATAAATCAAAAAATAGGAACAGCAGTATAATGAGTACAATAATAAACACAAGGAGTCCTTACTACATCAAGAAGTCGCTTGCAAGCGCAGTTTCTGTAGTATTCCAACTTAAAATATATTCAGGAGATAAGACAACCGCTATTCCTGGTACAGTAACTTATGAACTTATTAAGAATACTACAACCCCTGCTACGGGTGATCCCTACGCAGTGTTTGAGATTAGCGAACTGATTAGAGATTACATATACACTGATTATTATACAGAAGCTATTGATGCTGTTTGGGTACAAGTGGTATATGCTTTTTATGATGCTGCTGATGGAGGAGGAAGTATAATTGGTAGTGCAACAACAGAATATTATTTGGCTATTGATGGCTTTGGGTACTTTGAAGAGGGTGCAAATCCAAGAAAATCTACTGATCCAGCTTTAGCTTCTTATACACCTATGCTACTACAAGACAACCTTACGGTTTACTTTGTACCTGGCGAGCAGATCACATTACCATTCTTCTCTGAGACGGAGCCTAATGTAGACTTTGACTTCCCTGGTGGATCAGGAGTAGAGTGGCAACTTGCTGATTACTATTGGCAGACCTATGAGGCGTTATGGAACTCATCTTTAGATGATGTTACCATCCCTGATAGTGACAACAGCCTTGAGAAGATTTATTACTTAGCTATCTTCCCTACGGATAATATTCCTTCGGGAAGTACAGCGGTAGTTACCTCAACAGTAGGAACGCCTCAAACAGTAACCATTACCTTCCAAGCACTTTGTGCTGGCAAGTATCCTGATACTAAGATTGTGTTCTATAACAAATATGGGGCCATTCAGGAATTATGGGCGCATAAAAAGTCTGTTAAGACCCTAAATACTACTTCAGAGAGTTACAAGAGAAATATTATGGACTATGATACTCTTGGTTATAGTGTATATAAGCACGCCTCGTCACGTTTTGACGTGAACGGGCGTGAATCAATCACAGTAAACACAGATCTTCTTGATGAGAGCATCAACGAACCTGTTAAACAGCTTATGTTATCTGAGCAGGTATGGTTGGAGATTGGCAGTGAGACTTACCCAGTAGTAGTTAAAAGCTCCTCTTCAACAGAGAAGACAAGTGTTAATGACAAGATGATTCAATACACCTTTGAGTTCGAGTACGCTTACGATAAGGTACAAAACATTCGATAGTGCAAACAGTACAGCTATATATAAATGACGTTCGTTTAGACCTCTTTAAGGACGAGGAAATCTCTTTAACAGAGTCTATCCGCAACGCAAAAGACATTGCGAAGGTCTTTACGACCTTCAGCAAGCAGTTTACAGTGCCTGCGAGCAAAACAAATAACAAGGTTTTTAAGCATTATTACAACTTTCATATCACCAATGGCTTTGATGGAAGAAAAATACAGCCTGCAAGTATAGAAATTAATAATTTACCTTATAAAACGGGTAAAATTAGGCTAAGTGGCGTTCAAATGAGAAATAATGCGCCATTTGCATACAATATTGTGTTCTTTGGAGACATTATAGAACTGAAAGACGTTCTTGGAGAGGATAAATTGACTGATTTAGATGCTTTAGGTGCTTTAGACCTCGGATATTCCAATACAGACATTGTAAATGCTCTAAAAGCAGCTCCTGGAGTCACTGCTTTGCCATTAGTAACTGCAGAACAGTACTTATACTATGATAGTGCTATAACAGACACTGCTCCTGGAACGGGTAATGTGAAATATAACGCAAGTATAGTTCGTGGATTAAACACAAGAGAACTTAAGTATGCAGTTAGATTGGATCAGATTATTGATGCAATAGAAGCAAAATACTCTGAAATTACTTTTGCAGCTAACAGCTTTTTTCACGATGCGACTAAGGATATACACAAGCTGTATATGTGGTGTCATAGAAAAAAGGGAAGAATAGAGGTT